AATTAGATTAGGATAAGGGCGACCTGCAGCTTTAGCGCGTGCCTTAGCAGCAGCTTTTTTAGCAGGTGTTAACTTTGTTGATTTCTTCTTAGGGTTTTTTGTTTCCCAAACTTTTTTCATTTGCAATTACAATCCCACGCTCTCAACGATTTGTTGATACGTGAATTAGGGTCCCTTGCAGTTTTAGCAGAGGTCAATTTAGATTTCATACCACACATACGACCACAGAAAGACTTACGTCTACCAGCAGACTTAGGTGACTTTTTGGCCTCTGCTGCTTTGACAGGAGGTTTCAGGTTTCCACCTGTAGCCTTGTTATATGAAGCACGACCTTTGGCGTTCAAACCACCTTTAGGGTTCTTGCCTTCTTTACGTTGCCAAGCAGCAGATTTAGCCATATTACTTAGTTTTACCCATCTTCTTCATACTGGACATTTTCTTAGCTTTCTTTAAGTCTGCACCAGTGATTTTCTTACGTGGTTCAGCAATAGCAGCTAAACCTTTTTGTTTTTTAGAATATTTGCTATATGGCATTAGTCTTTATCCTTAGGTTCGTTTTTGTACTTACCAACTTCAACATACATTGGTTGAGGTCTGCGGGCAGGAGTCTTATCAGTTGCCTTAGCAGGTTTACCAACAGCGGAACCACCAACACCGTAAGGGTTAACAGCACCGTAACATCCACATTCGTAACACATATTTATATTCCCATCTTGTTCATAGCTTTCGCTACTTGTTTGTTGGCTAACCTGTTTGCTGGTGGCATTGTTCCACCATCGTAGGCTTTACCAAGATTTTCACTAGCCTTGTGGGCATCCTTAATTGCTTTCATACTTGTGCCAGCAGGTTGAATACCTTGCCTTCTAGCATCAGCATAAGCATTAAGTTCAGCGTCCCATTTACGTTTAGGGATCTCACGCATATGTGCAGCATCACCAGGATGCAACTCTAACGTTGCAGCCTTGCAACCAAAACATCCTTCAACAAACTCAGGATGCGTCCTCAACTGGTGCAGTGACATAGTTTTCCTCCAACCACTTCAAGTTATCTTGTAAGCGCCCGTCCTTGGGGTTTGCTTTCAAAGCCATCTTTGCAAACTTTAATGCTTCATCTTTCTTACCCAGTTGCCAACCTGATACAGCTAACAGATCGTAGCAACGCCAGTCCCAAATGGACTTGTCGTTTAGGTAATGTGATGATGGTTCAAGTTCGTTAACTTTGCTTGCAGCGTCCCAGCATCCTTGCCAGTTGTTGGTAGTGTAAGCAAACTGTGCAAAACTGAACCAAGGTTCTAGCTCTGTTGGGTTCTCTTTAATAGAACGTTGGAACCATTTAAGTGCGTTCTCGTTATTACCAAGTTCCTGTGAAGCCTGACCTGCAGCACGACACACAGCAGAACGCTCAACATACCAACCACCAGCGTTCAATGTTGCAAAAGCGGTTTCAATAACTTTGTCCCACATTTTGTGAAAATAGTATTCACGTGTCAGATAAGCCCACATTCGTGCATCGCGTGGGTCTTCGTGCACAGCACCCTCAAGCATAGGCAAATAATATGTTCTAGCCTTACTGTCATCAGGTTTATGAAACACTGTCAAATCGTATTCTAAAGTTTTTTCATCACCCGGTGTGTATTTAAAAGTTACTTCGTGGCAAGGTTTAATCCACCTGTACCCGTGCCTACGGTGAAGTCTGTTGTTGTTACGCCACTTGTTACCGGTGTCCCACCAAACCCAACCACGATCCGTGTCAGCTTCCCACGTCTCACGCACTGTATGAAAGAAACCCTTTTCAGGTATCTCATCCATATCCAGTGATAAACAAATATCTATGTCATCTGGTATTAGTGCTAGGGCTGCGTTTCGGGCATCATCAAACCTGAAAGGTTTAATTGATATTTGGTGCACAATAACATTTGGTGCAGCCTGTAACAGGGCAACAGTTTTATCTGTTGAACCTGTGTCTGCTACCACACGTAGATCTGCGTCTTTGGTTGCTTCCAACCAACGCATCACGTGTTTTTCTTCATTTAAAGCAATTGTGTATGCTGCTATTTTCATATCGTCCCCAATATGTTTAGACTGAAAGTGTTGCTAGTTCTTCTTCTGTTAAACCAAGGGTAGCAAGTTTTGCAAGAGCAGATTCGCGTGTTGCTTCTTTGGCTGCTTTGGCTTCTTCTTGTGCTTCGTGTTCTGCTTGACGTTCAGCGATTTCTGCATCAGTTGGTTCCTCTAGGAACACTGGTACTGCTGAGTCTGCTGGGGTTATGTCTATTGCTGGTTTTGGCATTTGTTTTCCTTTGTTAGTTGTAACCTAAAACTGAAACTGTTCCTGATATTGTTCCTGTGCTTGCCAATAAAGTAAAACCATCTCTTGATGCTGGTTTACCTGCTAATTGTCCATCAAAACCTGAACAAATAAAATTATATCCATAAGGACCAGAATTAGAATCCCTTACACCGTGCCAAGTAAAACCAGTAACAATAGAATCAGAAACAGGATTAAACATATCTAAAGCAACTCTTGAATATTTACTTGATTCAGCAGGAATTAAAATCATAGAAGTTGTTCCAGCAGATATTGCTGTATATCCAACAGTAGAGTTAGTTGTTATTTGATAAACAATGTAGCCGTATTCACTTGTTGTTCCATCTGTTCCAGATGTTCTCATTCTTAAAGTTAAATTGTTACCAGTGCTTGAAGTGAAATCAATCATAATTCTGTAATTACTATAAGTTGATGTAAACACGTTGTTTAAAGAAACAGATGAAACAGCAGAGAATGTTACAAGACCTGTTGTTGATGCTGACCCTGTGCCTGAACCGACAGCAACAGAAGACGGAACAATTTTAGCCAACCCTGCACGTGAACCCCAGTCAGCCGTTTGCCTAGAACGAGTCATTATCTCCCCTTAATCCTTGTAACCGTAAACTGAAACTGTGCCTGTTATGTTTCCAGTGCTTGTAAAAATTTCAATACCATCATAAGCAGTTGCAACATCGTGAACACCAGAAATACTTCTAGCAACATTTTGACCAGAACTGTTTTCACCATAAGATTGAAAATTGAATCTAGTATATTGAGTCAATGCTGGAACTAAAATATCGCAACTTGTTTCACTAAATTGAGCAATAGTGCTATAAACATCAAATAAAAATAATGAAGTTGCGTTTAAGTTTACATTTGATAAAGTTGTAGAAGCAGAATTACTTCCATTTGAAGAATAATTTGAACCTGAAGCAGAAGTACCTCCAACTCTAAATCTTAAATTAACACTCAAATTTGTGCTTGAAGAAGAAATTGACATTAATAATCTATAATTGTCATATGTTGAACTGAACACACCATTAAGTGAAACACTTGATGCACCTGTAAATGTTACTTGACCAGCAGTCCCAATAGATGCAGTACCAGAACCCACAGTCACACTTGTTGGCACAAGAAGTTTTAGCCCAGGTGCAGCACCAACCAAAGAATCAGACTCCGCTTTAGTATAAGCATTAGCCACAGTGAACGCAGTATAAGCAAAAATTTCAACAACATCATTAACAGCCAAAGCAGAAGACATCACAACTGATGTACCATCAGTTGCAGTGTAATCCTGACCACGAACCTGCAAAGCACCATTCACATACACAGCTTCAGATCCTGCAACATATGCAAGGGTTAAACTGTTTGCGTCTACACCACTGATTGTGGTTTGTCCTGCTGTTGCAACAAAATAGTATCTGGTTAGTTGACGGTTGTATGTGTCAACGTCACCATCGGAGTCTATCCACAGGTCGCCTGTTGCGGGTCCTGTTGGGGCACTTGTTTGGTAGGCGATTGGTGATTGTGGTGTTGTTGGTCCTACGAGTTCAAATGTGGAACCGTTGTAGAAGTATAATGGTTTAGTCATTAGTTTTTCATTCCGTAGACGCGAATAGTGCCAGTAACGTTACCTGATGCTGCATAAAAAGTAATACCATCATAAGAAGTAGATTGTTTATGTATTCCAGAACCAGTAAATATTCTTGTAGCACCATTGTAATCCATTGTTGTGTGCCAATTGTATTTAGTTCTTACAACAGAAAAAGGTTTGAAAATAGTAAAATCACAAGAAGTTGAACCAGTGCTATTATAGTCACCTACATAAGAAAATGCTATACTTGCATCTTGTTGAACAGTCATAGTTCCAGAACCAGTTGTACCATAATATTGAACAGTTCCGTAATCGCTTCCAGTAGCATCAGTTCCCGATGCTCTCATTCTTACCCTAAAACTATCACTTGCAGATTGAGAATCTAACACTACTAATATTTTGTAGTTATCATAAGAAGAACTGAAACAACTATTTAATGAAACAGAACTTGCACCAGAAAAAGTAACAGCACCAGAAGTACCAACACTACCTGTTCCGCTACCAACAGCAACAGAACTTGGAACAATAAGTTTAGAACCAGGTTGATTATCAGCATAAGATTGTGTGGCATAAGTAGCCAAAGACTCAACCTCGGAAGCAACACTCACCCACGCAGAACCAGACCAAACATACATAGGTTTTGGCATAATTACATTCCACCTAACATAAACGGATGAATACCCTCATTATAAAGTTCAGTCTTCAAAATAAAATCGTTCTGATTCAAACTAGATGCTGTAGCATCAGAATCAATCCACAATGTACCAGTAATAGTAGCAGACGGAGCAGTAGTTTGATAGGCAGGCAAAGGGCCAGTCGGACCAGTAGATCCTGTAGCTCCAGTCGCACCTGTAGCACCAGTTGCACCGTCAACACCAATAGTTCCATTGGCACCTGTTGGTCCAGTCGGACCGGTTGAACCTGTTACCCCAGTAACACCAGTTGCACCGGTTGCACCGGTAGCACCTGTACCACCAAGAAAACCATCAGCACCAGTAGGTCCTGTAGGACCAGTTAAACCTGTCGGACCAGTAGCACCCGTAGCACCCGATCCAGTGGCTCCTGTGACCCCTGTAGGGCCTGTAGGACCCGCAACAGTGGAATCAGCACCAGTAGGACCGGTAGAGCCTGTAGCACCTGTAGAGCCTTGTGAACCTGTTGGGCCAGTAGCTCCAGTATTACCTGTTAAACCTGTAGAACCTGTGGGACCTGTAGGTCCAGTTGAGCCAGTTTCACCTGTGGCACCGGTAACACTTGCACCCGTTGCGCCAGTAGAGCCAGTTACACCTTGAGAACCAGTAGGACCCGTAGGACCTGTACCACCGGTAGGACCAGTGGAACCAGTAATAGATTGACCTGTTGCACCAGTAACACCAACAGAACCAGTGATACCTTGAGGACCAATAACACCAAGTTCAACAACATCAATCTGAACAGATTCAACATTGAGAACAGTAGTAGTAACCGGAATTTCAACAACTGCTGTAGAAAAAACTGTTGCCATTTAAGAAGTAACCCCTTCATAAACAGTGAAGCCACCCTCAAGCAAACGAGTAACAACACCACCTGGGGAAGTAACCTCAAGATCATAAACATACTGACCTGCAGCTAAACCTGTAGTTGTAGCAGCAGAAAGACTTAAAGTAAACTTACCGTTAGTTGTACCAACAGTGATACGACCATTATCTGTTGACAAAACAACAATAGTTGTTGCAGAAGAAGCAGAGTTTTTAACACTCATAGCAGCAGTGTAACCAGTAACATCAACATACTCACCATCAATTTTCCATTGTGGTGCAAGGCTAAAAGTTGAGCCTTGATAAACCTTCATATTATATCTACCTGGTGTCATTTATTCCTCTGTAATATAGGCGCCGTAACCGGCAGCAATTAAACTTGTACGTTCACTTTCAGAAATCAAATTGGCGTGACCGCCTGGATAATAATACGCAGCGGATTGTGTTTCATCAACGCTGGGTGTACGAATGCTGTAATAAGACCCGTCAGTTCTTTGTAAAATACTATTAGCTCTAGTTAACTTATAACGATAAAACAATGCACCTAAAATAATATGCCATTGTTCTCCTTAAAAGGTGTAACCCCCACCCGAAAGCGGGGGCTACAATTGTTCCTAACGAATTAGGAGTTGTTGATGCTTGAGGTTGACTCAATGCGGAACAAGGCTGCTTCACGGTAGCGAGCAAATCCTAGTACGCCGTACCATCCGATTGGACGGAAACGCATTAACTTATCGGTCACAGGACCAATCACTACGTGTGGTTCTTCAGCAACAGCTTCAGCCAATGCTTGCTTACCACAAACAAGTGTACGGAATACACGTGCGCTTGAACCACCGTCTGTAGCATTGTACAAACGTGGTGATTCTACGAACATTGCACCTTCGTAAACACCGATAGACCCTGGCCATAGATTGCCAGCACCTGATTCGTTGTAAACGTGTGCTTCGCGCCATCCACCTGCGCCTGTTTCAGCACGTAAGTCGTGTGAAACTTCTGGATGTATACCAACCCAGTATAGTTCACCAACACGTGGAACAGCTTTGTTTGCACGTAATTTAGCAATCGCTCTACGAACGTTTGCTGAAGTGATTTGTGAAGCAGCACCACCGGTAACACCAGTAGTTGTTGAGCCACCACCTGAGTAAATTACGTTGCTTCCACCGCGAAGAACGGTTTGAGCAAATCCGTCAATAGAATCAGCCATATTGAATGCGATGATGTCAGCAATAGCTGGATCAACATCAGACAATGAGAACAGTTCTAATTTACGTGTTGCAATTGCAGCGTTACCGTATTCGTTAAGAGTTACGGTTACGTTGCTTGTGTTACCTAAAGCAACTGAATCTGGATCAGTTGTTTCAGTTAGAGTTCCGGTTACGGCAGATAAATCTGTGTATAATTGGAATACGACAGATGAACCTGGCATAGCCTGTTGTGCTGGGCGCTTATCTGCAACATCGCGGATAAGTGGCATAGCACGTAGAGCAAATTCTACATAGCGGTCATAAGCAGTCTGTACCAAGGAAGTTCCAAGGGACGCGGTGCTAGTGCTTGTATAATTTTCGGCCAATTTAGTTCACCTCTTTCAAGGTTGATAGTAGTTGCGGTTTAACGCCCAAGTGATTGACCGAAAAGAAGTTGATCAAGTTCATCTTTGGTCTTCGCAGCCATAACCTTTTGGTGTTGCGTTTGCTCACCTGAAGGGTTTTGTGCTGTTGAAGTCACATTGTTGATACGTTGATTATCTCTTACGGTTTCTTCATCTACAGACGGTTGAACAGGTTCAGCTAGTTTAATACCAAATACATCACTGTATTCGTTTAACCAAGCATCAATCTGTTCAGGTGTATTAACATCACTAGGAATAAGTTTCGCTAGTTTATCTGACACACCTTTTGAGGCCAATACATCCTTAACGGAACGAGAACGCATATCCGAACGCAATTGGGACAGTTCAGCCTCAATAGCTTCACGTTCCTTTTGTGCTTTCTTTAAAGCCTTACGCAATTCAGCGGGGCCATTATCTTGCTCTTCTGTTTCGTCTTCGTATTCGTATTGGTTGGCCATTGCAGCCACTCCCTTTCATTAAGTTGTCGTATGCCACATACACAAACAGGGGAATTTGTGATGGCTCATACTGCCGGTCTTCGGTTACGCTTCTAAGTGCCGGTGCGCTTAGTAGGTTTTAGAACTGGCCTGCAGTGCCGCGTGATAAAGAAGTTCTACCTACGCCTGTTTGACCAGCAAATCTTGATTGCTCTTCTTGAGCAAGTTTTTGTAATTTTTGTTTGTATTCAGCTGAACCTGCACCACCAAAAATTGCACTTGTTGTTTCTTCAAAACCAACAGGTTGTGAACCAGGTGTTATAGCACTGAGTCTTTGTGCTTCAGGAAGAATTTGTGCAACCTGTTCAAAACCTTGACGGGCTTCTTGTTGTGTAACACCAAGTTGACCAGAATAAGTTTCAGCCATAGGTGTTGTAACTTGTAAACCTTGACGTGCAGCCTCAGCACCAAACTGTGCTGCTTTCTGTTGACGTGTAATAAATGGTAATGCACGCTCAGGATCAAGCACATAAGCTAACATATCACCTGATTGCAAACCATAAAGTTTACGTAAAGAATCAGTAAAGAATGGGTCAGCGTTTTGAATAGATTGGTTAGCAATATTTAAACGTTCTTGCAATTCTGCTGGTGAAACATCACCACCAATGAATTTAGCAAAATCATCATATTGGTCATAAAATCCTATAGGTAGTTGTGAATCACGCATAACTTTTTTGTAAGCTGTTTCAGTAGAAATATAAGTTCCAGGATCTAATGGTGGAAGTCCTGCTTTTTTGCGATTCTCATTACCAATAAAACGTGCTTTAAATTCTGGGGTTTTTTGTAACTCTATTGCAACAACACGGTCAGTTAAACCTTGATTTTTAAGTTCAACAATTTTGTTGGCTAATTCAGGTATACCGTACTGTGCAAACAAATCCTGTAAGTATGCAATGGAATCTATACGTTCTTCGGTATCATCAATAACTACCCTGTTACGAAGTCTTTCAGCCTCAGCTTCGGTTTCAAGGCGAAGTCTTTCGGCCTCAGCAATAGCAGCAGCAGATGCTTTATCTTTAGCAGCATCAGCAGCGGCTTTATCTTTAGCAGCCTTATCTGTTTTTGCTTTAGCAGCAGAAGTGGCACTAATTTTAGTTTGAGTTTCAGCAACACGTTGTTGACGTTGTTCTTGAGCAGCCTTATTAGTAACAACTGCTTGTTGTGTTTTAGTTGGTTTAGGTGGTTGAACCATTTAAGCCTCAAATCCAAGTGTTCTTAAAACTTCATAACCAGTACCAATATATTCATTTTGAGCATTCTTAGTATATTTATAACGCTCATCTTTTTTCAAATCACGTTCAAACTGCCACAAAGGCATAAGCGTAGGTGCACCTTGATCGTTAACACCAGTTAAAGCCTTAGTAATAGTAGGATCATTTAAATTAACAGCATTAGGATCAATTTCAAGAATAGAAGCCATAGATTGAATATAAGGAGAAGCAGCTTGTTTAGTTGTTAAACCAGCATCAATCTGTCCAGCAAAACCACCATAACGAGATTTAGCGGTATCACGGATAGTGTTTTGGAAAGTATCTAAACTTTCACGACCCTCAAGAACAGACTTAGCAGCATTAGTATACCAGTCATCATTATATGCAATACCATAAGCATTAGCGTATTCACGTAAATCATCAACGGCTTTAGCAGCCTCACCAGTAGTACCCTCAAGTCTACCTTTACGAGCAACTTCTTCAGCAAGAGTTGCAGCATCCCAACCTTGTTGAATAGATTGTGTTGCAAGATTTTTTACTTCTCTATCAGAAAGTTTAATACCATACTTAGTTGCTGTACGTTGAACACTACGAACAATGTTAGATAATGATTGTGCACTAGCAGCAATATCAGGATTATTTAAAGCATCAGTAGCCAAAACAACATCAAGGTCAACATCTGCACGTTGCGCTCTAGCAATAGCAGATTCCCAATCATCTTGGGTTTTACCTGTAGCACCACCTGCTTTAAGTAAACCAACAAGGCGATTATATTCAGCAGTTTTACCTGAATATCTTAATTCAATTAAATAGTTAGCGGCTTGTGTACCAGATTCAAAAGTTATTCCACCAATTTTAACAGGAGCCATTGGGTCAAGTTTTGTACCATAATAACCTAAATCAGAAGTACCATAATCACTAGGTTTTTTATCCATAGAACCAGGTGTGCTGGTAGGAACTCTAGGACCTTGAACAGGACCAGTAGGACCGGTGCTACTTGTTTGACTTCTAAATGTAACCATTATTCTCCAAGTAACTGTCTAATGTCAATAATAGGATCCCCAACAAGGTACCTATTAGCAAAATCAGCAAAATAAGTATTACTTTGCGCTAAATCAAAAACAAAAGATTCATACTGCGTACGTATCTGCTTACGCCTAGGACTATTTGCTGGAAGAGTATTCCATTCACTAAAAATAGAATCACGACCATCACGCCAAACCTTTACAGTATTCCATAAAGATTCTTCAGGTGCAGACTTTTTAACATCAGATAACCATTGTTCATTATCCAAAGCAACATTAATAAGATTAATATTCTCATTAAAAGTATCATTCATATTACCAAAAGTTTCAGCCCAAGCAGAATTACGTGTAATTAAACCATCTTCAATATTATAAATCTGATCACGATACCAAGCACGAACATCAGAATTAGACATTGCTGTTAAAGATTTACTTGGACGACCAGCAAGATAGGTATCACGTTCTTTACTGATACGGTCATACTCGCGCCAACCATCTTCAATCTGTGCGTCTGCCTCACGTTCAGCAAAAGTCTTAGTACCTTCAAATATTGGAATACCACCAACATCAGAAATTTTAAGATTAGCTGAAGCAGCAGGTGAATAATCACCAGGAACAATAGGGTTAAGAATCATACCAACAGATTCAACTCTTTGTTGAGGATTTTTAGCAACCCATTTATTTAACCATTCATAAGAATTTAATCTACGAACAGCTTCCTGTTCAGGTGCAACACTTGCTTTATATTTAGTACCACTGATAAGATTACGAACAGCCTCTTCACCATATAATAAAATAAAATCTTGTAAAGCAGCTTGATATGGTTGAACACCTGGTTTGTCCGCTAACAGTTGTGGGTTGTTAACATAATTTAATTCAAGTCTATCAAATTCATCACGGTATATAATTGATGTTGGTTGTTCTGTTATAGAAAATGGTGAAAATAGTTTTTTAACTAAACGCCAACCCATTGTTCTTAAAGTCAAATCAATAGATTCATTTAGTTGTGGTTCTTCACCATCAGGATTATTTAATTCCCAATCAACACGGCGAGCAGTATGAATAGACCATAAAGTTGAAGCAACAGCGTCTTTACGAAACTGTATTTCTTCTTTATTAATTAAAACATCTTTAGTTAAACCAGCAAGTTGAATAGCACTTTTTATGCTTCCGGCAACAAATACTTGTTCAGCAACATTAGAAACAATAGAAGAAGTTAAACCAATAGCGGTTTTACTTTCAGAATCTTTAGCAGCAGGAAGAACACCACGTGGTACACCACCAAAAATAAGTTGGTTATAAAGTTTTTCACCAACAGCATTTTTAATATATGTTTCAAGTTTAGGAAACTTTTGAATAGAAGTGTTTAAAGCAACTTGTCCAAGCCAGTTAGGGCTTGCACCACCAATCATAAAGTTTAATTGTTGGGTATTCATTTTGTGAACAAATGGTTGAGCAGCATTAGGTTTATTAAAGAAAGGTAAAACAAGATATGTTGTTTTATCTTGTTCATCAGCTTGTTCAGGTGTTATTGTGTTACCATCTTCATCAATAACCATACCTGCAGCCCAAGGTGAAGTGCGTATTTGTTCAAGAAGAGCAAAATTATATGGGTTTGCTAACCCAGCTTTAACCCAAAATTTAATTGAGTTAAACATAGCACTAGGAAAACCAAGAAGAAAACGTGAATAGTATTGAACATTGTTCATACGTCTAATTGCGTAAAAAGTATTTTCTACTTGCTTTAAAGCGTATTCTTGTGAAAGTGGACGTATTTGGTTTTGCCACATATCAGAAGTAATCTCAATGCCATTACGTTGAGCATTTTCAACAATCATTCTGGTTGCTTCATTGCCATAAAATCTACCGTAAGGGCTACGAAATAAAACAGATTCTGGTTTTGCTATTGCTCTGAAACCAGCATTTACTCCTTGTTGGTAAAGTTCAACAAGACCCAAACTGAGAATACCGTCAACATCAACATCAAGAGTTGGTAAATCTTTACCTTTTAAAAGTTCTTGTGCACGTTTAACATTAATAACATCTTTAGTTTCAACAATTTCTTTTTGTATTGTTTTATCTTTAACAAGATTATCAATAAGTTCACGTGTTTTAACAATAATGTTTCTTGCAGCAGATTCACTTAAATCAAGATTTTTACCAACTTTACCACCAGTTTCACCAGCGGCTACACGATAAAAATCACTAAACTTACCACGTGCTGCTAAATCACGAAGCATATAATTAAGGATTTCATTATCAGATAATCCTTGCATTACACGACTAACTAAAGGATCATTACGTAAGATTTGTATTTGTCTTGCGTAATCTCCCCAATATCTATTGATAAGTTTTTTGTTAACAGTAGATGTTGTAGGATTTATTGGGATAGTATTAAAACTTGTTTTTGGTGCTCGTTCAAATGCACCTGGTTGTGTTACGTTTGCAAGTGTTAATGCTGGATCTATTTCTT